TTTCGAGCATGGAGGCGAAACGGCGATAACCAGCAAGCGACCTGCCGACGTAATGTTTGGCGAACTGTTTAAACAATAATCGAGAGGTAACACCATGGCACTGCTTAGCACCACAAGCCCCACCCTTGCCGATCTTGCGAAGCGACAAGACCCGGACGGCAAGATTGCTCAGATCATCGAGATCCTGAACATCCAAAACGAAATGTTGCTGGATATTCCATGGATGGGCGCAAACGATGGCACCGGCCACCGCACCACAGTCCGCAGCGGCCTGCCTGCCGGCACCTGGCGCAAGTTGAACTATGGCGTCCAGCCTGAGAAGTCGACCACCGTGCAAGTGCGCGACGGCACCGGCATGCTTGAAACCTACGCCGAAGTTGACCGCGCCTTGGTTGATCTGGCCGACGACAAAGCCGGCTGGATGATGAGCGAGCACAAAGCCTTCCTTGAAGGCTTAAGCCAGACAATGGCGACCCAGCTTATCTATGGTGACGCCTCGATCAACCCGGAAAAAATCACCGGCCTAACCCCGCGCTTCAACAGCCTAACCGCTGAAAACGGCGACAACATTATCGACGCTGGCGGCACCGGCTCGACCAATACGTCGATCTGGCTGGTTGCATGGGACGACACCACCGCGCACGGTATCTATCCACGCGGCTCTGTCGGCGGCCTGAAGCCGGGCGAGAACAAAGAAGATACCTTGTTCGACGCCGCCGGCGGTCGATACGAAGGCTACCGCACCCACTACAAGTGGGACGCCGGCTTGGTTATTCGCGACTGGCGTTTCGTGGTTCGTATCGCCAACATCGACGTAACCCTGCTCAAGAAGGACGCGTCGAGCGGTGCCGATCTGGTTGATCTGATGGTGCGCGCACTGGAAACCCTGCCGAACGAGTCGACCGGCATGCTGCGCTTCTATGTGCCTCGCGTGATCCGTTCGTATCTGCGCCGCCAAATCACCAACAAAGCCAACGTATGGCTGTCGATGGGCGAAGTGGCTGGCAAGAAAGTGCTGCAGTTTGACGACGTGCCGGTTCGCCGCATGGACGCCATTCTGTCCACCGAAGCCCGCGTGGTCTGATTTATCGCCGCTCGGCAACGGGCGGCACACTTTCCCAGCTAAAGAGGATTCAACCCATGGCTATCATTGATAAATTTCTACAGGTTTCAATCCTGCAGGCCATCACCGTAACCGCACCGTCCACCGACGTAATCGACGCGGGCGCAACTAAGGCGGCCGGTATCGGGCGCGACATTGGTACTGGCGAACCGCTTTACCTTGAAGTGAACATTGCCTCAACCATGACCGGCGCCGGCACCCTTACCATCGCGCTGCAAGACTCTGCCGACAACTCGACGTTTGTTGACGTGCTAGCCCTGCCAGCAATTGCCGTCGCGTCCCTTACCGCTGGCAAGGCGTACTACATCCCGCTGCCAGCAGGCATGCGCCGGTACATCCGCGCAAACTACACAATTACTTCGGGTCCGTTCACTGGCGGCACGCTTAACGCGCAGATCGTTGATAGAATGAACTTCATCCGCGCAATGCCGGACGGCTTGACTAAGGTCGTTTAACCACAGCCACTAACGGTGAAAGCAATGGAAAAAAAACAAATCCGCGTGCGGGCAACCGCACAAGGTTTTAGCCGTCGGTTAATCGAGCGCGGCGAAGTGTTCACCATCGATAGCGCGGCGGCTTTTTCGCCGAACTGGATGGAGAAGGTTGGCGCCGACACAGAAGAAACCGAAACGCAGACGCTCAAGTACGGCATCAAGAGCAACGGCGGCGGGCGCTGGATTGTTGTCAACAATGACGACGACTCACGCGCAAGCATTGCATTCAAGCCTGATCAGGGTGACGCGAAAGCACTGGCGCAAGCCGAGGCTAACCGCCTGAATGCTGGCGGCACTCCACTGCTTGAATCAGCGCCGCAACAAGAAGACGGGCATAAAGCTGACGAAAGTTTGCCAGACGCTTAAACTAGGGGCGCGCCCCTCGCAATACAAAGGGCGCTTCGGCGCCCTTTTTTATTCTGGAGAACACCATGGCCCAAACCGTACAGCTCGCAATTGGCACAACGACCGCCCAAAGTTCTGACATCGTGATCGCCGCAGGCGCAACCGCTGTCGTCGGAATCTATGCCGACACCGGCAGCCAGCTTGACGGCAAAGCCCTGGCATACCTCTACCAGAAGACCCCAGGGGAGCCCAACCTTCTCGATGTGCTGGACAGCACAAACCCAAGCGTTGAAGTAAAGGGCGCAAACACCGTCTATGTGCAGCGGGTACTGGCTGGCGCAGCATTCGGGGTGTTCTCGGAATGATCACGCGGCCGATAACTCGACCGCTTACAAGAGCAATCGCCAGCGCTATTACAGGAGGCTCCTACGAATCATCTAGTCAAGCATTCCCGGCCAAGTCGTTTTACTTCAACGACTTCACAGGAATTGCTAACAACACTAAGCTGCGCGATTTGCCGGGGTGGGCTGCATACAACACTCTCAATGCAACAACGGCAGAGCGTGACCAGTGGCAAATCCAATCGGAAGGACTCACCCGGATTAACGCCTCGCAGGACTATGACAGTAACCCCGGTAAGTTTGTGGTGGGGTATAACACTGGGTCTACCGACCATGTTATTAAGTTCACCCTAGTTACATTGCCTATATCCGGCGCTGATCTTACTGTCGTAGTTGCAGGCACAGACAACAAGAATGCCGTATATATAGGTAGCGCTAACTCAGGTGGCGTTATGCAGACACTCTATGCCAGTAAGAATACCGCAGGCACTGCAGTTAGCTTGAGCAGTGGTGTACCTGTCCCTGCTGGGTTAGGCCGACCAATCCAAGCTGGTGATAAGTTTGAGATACACGTACTAGGGTCTAAGCTACATATCCGTATTAACGAAATTCAGATAACGCCAGATGCTGGGTTTGACATAGATAGGACTACCAGCTTTACCAAGGGCAACTTGGTTGGTTTTGGCACGCGTGGCAACTATGGCGTTGTTGTAGATGATGTATACATCGCCCCGATGGCAGCCGCTTTGTCCATCAATGCCCCGGCAGTTTTTATCCCGGGGTCTATGATCCTAGGCGGGCGCAGCGCACCAGTCTCAGGCACTTATTCCGGCACTGTATCAGCCTTAGATTATCGGGTGGTTAACTCTGTAACTGGTGCTGTGGTGAAGCCTTGGGCGCGAGTTACAGCACCTACCGTCGCTGGTGGCGTCTGGTCAGCTAGCGTCTTTGTCCCTATGTGTGACACGACAATTAACCCCAAGATTAAAATTCAGGTGCGAGCAGCTAACGACACTGACGCAACGGTCTTGTCCACAGCTACCTGTGTTGGCTTAACAGTTGGCGCATACGGTCAGAGTAACTCGGCTTATCGTGGGCAAGGTGCGGCGACATCGCACGCCGTGGCCCACTCATATACATGGTCATCAGATGCATCTAGTGTTTGGCAAAGCGGCGGGGCTACTACGACCCTTCGTTCTCAACTGTGGGCTACAAAGCTCGCTGCAATTACTGGTATCCCTTGTGGTGTTCTGGTACTGGGTAAAGGCTCTGCATCCATCCAGAATCTGACCACTATCGACTGGGGAGTTGAGGCTCTAAACAAGACAATTGCTGCTAGCGCTAATGGGTATGTGGCATCGTGGCTATGGACGCAAGGCGAGTCTGAGGCTGCCGGCACAGATGGAGTTAATATCTCTGAGTACCGTGGTCACTTCGACAACCTAATCGGGTTGCTTGGCGGGATAAGTGCAACTCCTACACCTAAGATTGGTATTTGTGTGATTGGTAAGAACACGGGGGCACACACATCAGGTGCAACTCTGGGTGCAGCTTATTGGTCTGGGCAGCGTGCTAACCTGTTCAATCTGACTGATAAACCTAACGTGTATATCTCTACCAACCTGTCTGACGCCGCTATGATCGACAGTCTTCACTATACAGCCGACGCTTATGTAGAGAGTGGTCGCCGTGCCGCTCTTTCGATGGCTAAGGCTATGGGTTACAGCACGCATGATGGCCGCGGGCCATTACTATCTACCGCTACTCGTAGTGGTGCAGTTATTACCTTGCCTATCAACCTCAATGGTGCTGTAAGCGTTGCCGGTACAGGGTTGACTAACTACGATGTGTCTGTGAATGACTTTGCAAGTAACCTCGCTACTACTAGCGTGGCAGTAGTTGGTAATAATCTGGTAATAACATTAGTAGCCGATCCAGCCGCTCCAGTTAAAGTCCGCAGCTTCTACGGTATGTCTTATGGCACTCCGACGCTAGCAATCGGCACCTACGCTGATGGCACGACTATTCCGTTAGAGCCGATATTTAATTTCGTAGAATCAGGGGCGTAACATGGCCAGTGAAGTCGATATTTACAACATGGCGCTGTCGCATATCGGCAGCACTGTAACCGTTGCGGACAAGCTGGAGCGAAGCCCGGAGCGCGTCATATGCTCGCGCTTTTACGAAACCTGCCGTGACGCACTTCTCAGCTATAAGTCGTGCGACTGGCGATTCGCCGAAACGTCCGCCTTGCTGGCCGACCTTGGAACGCCACCTACAAACTGGCTCTACCGCTATGCAATGCCAAACGACTGCATACGACCTATGTTTATCGTTGTGCCAGGACTGTTAAACCCTCGCGCCGATCAGATGGTTGTTTACCAGGTTGGGCACGCTGAAACTGGTCGCGTGGTTCTTACTAACTACCCAGCCGCAGAGCTTCGCTACATCAAGCGGCTAGAAGAAGCCGAACGCTTCCCATCCTACTTTGTAGAGGCTATGGCCTTGCGCCTTGCTTCACTTATCGCCATGCCGATTGCCAAGAGCAGCAGCTTGCGTGACGAGCTTGTACAGCGCGCAGAGCAGGCGGCGCAAATAGCCATGGCCGCAACGATGAACGATGCACAGCCAGCGCAGGAGCCGCGAAGCTCATACGAGAGCGCAATCCACGGCCTTTCCGTCTACGGCGTGGAGATTAACCTTTGACCACATCACTTAATCAGCCGAGTTTTAGCAAAGGCGAAATTGCCACTTCGCTAACATCGAGAACAGACCTCGAGGCCTACATGACGGCCTTGAAGAAGTGCCGCAACTTTATGGTTAGCCCATATGGCGGCGTCCTAAACCGGCCAGGCTTTGAATTTATAGCGCAGACAGAAGGCAATGAAGTGGCGCGAATGATCCGCTTCAAGTTCAGCGCTAGCGATACCTATGCGCTGGAGTTCACGCACTTAAAAATGCGCGTCTACCGCAATGGTGGCTTGGTTCTTTCTGGTATGTCGCCATTCGTTTTAACTACGCCATTTACCCGCGACGAATTGCTGGCAATCCGCTTCACGCAGTCAGCCGACGTTATGGATATGGTTCACCCGAACCACAAGCCACAAAAGCTAAAGCGCTTCGATCACGACAACTGGACAATCAGTGATGCAGTGCTAGTGCCATCGATTGCCGCGCCCGCAAGCGCAACAGCTACCGCTACAGCAGGCACTGGAGCAACGCAGGTATGGAGCTACCAAATAACAGCCATCAAGGATGACGGCAGCAACAACATAGAAGAATCGCTACCCGTAACATCAAACGCAATCACTGTGTTTGCCAGCACCCTGCAGGGCGGAATAGTCTGGCCGGCAGTAGTCGGCGCGAACTACTACCACATTTACAAGGACAACGCAGGGGCGGGCATTTACGGCTTTATCGGCAGAGCTTCAACCTTGTCATTCACCGATAACAACATAATCCCGCTAAAAGCCGACACGCCGCCAACTGGCGCCGATCCTTTTGTTGGAGTGAATAATTACCCTGGCGCCGTTGGCTACTTCCAGCAGCGACTCGTCTACGCCGGCACCAACAACAAGCCGCAGACGCTGTGGTTCAGCCGCCCAGGTATCTTTAATAACTTCGGCGTTTCATTCCCGACCAAGGATGACGACGCAATCACATGGACAATCGCCAGCAACGAAGTTAACCGCGTTAATCACGTCGCACCGCTGCGCTCGCTGCTTACGTTTACCGACGGCGCAGAAGTAATTATCCAGGGAACATCTGCCGGCCTCACGCCAAAGACCATAAACGGCGAGGCGCAAACCTATAACGGAATCGGCCAGCTCAGGCCGCTAACGATCAGTGACACAGCGCTTTATGCTCAGGAGCGCGGCCGAGAAGTTACGGCATTCGGCTACAGTCTGCAGGCCGACGGATTTAGCGGATCTGACATAAGCATTTTGTCGCCTCACATGCTTGAAGACTACGGTCTTATCGATTGGGATTATCAGAAAATCCCCTACAGCATTGTATGGGGCGTGCGCGAGGACGGCGACCTTATCGGCATTACCTACTTGCAGGAGCAGCGCGTAACAGGCTGGCATAGCCACAGCACTGACGGCCTGTTCAAGTCGATCTGTTCAGTTCCGGAGGGGCGCGAAGACTACCTATATGCTTGCGTAGAGCGCACCGTCAACGGAGTGACGAAGCGGTACGTCGAACGCAGCACGTCGCGCACACCAGTACGCTATGAAGGCGCAGCCATCATTGCAAAGTCATTCTTTGTCGATAGCGGCCTAATCTACGACGGCGCCAACACTACAGCCGAAACCATGACGCTAACAGGTGGCACGAACTGGAAATACCCGGAAACGCTCACGCTAACCAGCTCGAACGGCTCGCGCTTTGTCGCTGGCGATGCGGGCGACGAGATCCAGTATCTTGAAACGCCTGCATCTGATCCGTTCCGGCTGAAAATCATCGCCTACACAAGTGGCGGCGTGGTTAGCGTGCGACCTGCCGGCGTAGTGCCTGCGCAGATACGCGGAATTGCGTTTTCAGGCTGGTCGTTTGCGCGCAACACATTCAGCGGACTAACTCACCTTGAAGGCAAGAAGGTGGCGATACTGGCCGACGGCAACGTGGTGGCGCAGCAGACCGTCACGGCCGGAACCATCACAATCCCAACCCCGGCCGGCATTGTCGTTATCGGCCTACCATACACCAGTGAAATCGAAACACTAGAAATCACCTACCCAGGCCAAGAGACTTTGCTTGATAAGCGCAAGATTATTGCAGGCGTCACGGTAATGCTCGAAGACTCACGCGGCGGACTGTTTGGCCGGTCCAGCAACCCAGATGATCTATGGGAAGCCAAGCAGCGCACGGACTCAGACAACTACGGCAGCATTGATGCCATCACCGGCAAGCAAAAGACCACCATAACAGACACCTGGCTTGGCACAGGCCGCGTTGTTGTGCAGCAAAATGATCCGCTGCCAATGAGCATCCTAGCCATTATCCCGCAGACGGATATAGGCGGTGCCTATTGATCGAAGTCAGAGCGCTCGCGCAGCACGATATTGTGCACATGCTCGGCATTATCCGGTCGCACGACATTATGGAGATCGAGCAGGGTTGTGGCATGGGTATACGCGAGGCGCTGGAGTACGGCCTAGAGCACAGCATCGGCGCATTGTTGATGCTTGGCGATGGCCTGCCGCTAGCAGCGCTTGGCGATGTTCCTCACGGCAATATCGGCGTGCCTTGGCTAATCAGCACCAACCACATCGAGAGGCATGCTCGCGGCTTCCTTCGCGCCTGCCGTCCGTTGTTCGAGCAGATGGCAAAACGCCATGACGTACTGACCAACTATGTCGACGCGCGCAACCTAACCGCCATCCGCTGGCTTGGATGGTTAGGCTTTGAGTTTGGCGAACCTGTCGCATACGGCCCGCATGGCTTACCATTCAAGCAATTCACCTATCAACGAGGCCGTGATTAACATGGAACCCGTGTTGGATTTCTGCATTTTGCCTAGCTAAAGCAGCAGCCTCTACGTTTTTGAAACAGCCTAGATGGCGAGCCTTGCCATCTACAACTATCTGCGCAACCCAGCAATCATTATGAGAGTGGCGGTGAACGCCTATAACGCCAGAACTATTAGTTCGTGGCAGGCTTATATTTTTACCGTTAACGCTGTTCGTAGCCTCTCGCAGATTTGAAAACCTATTATCAGACCTGTCATGGTTGATATGGTCAATCTGATCTTTTGGCCACTCTCCAGTCATGTAAAGCCATGCGAGTCTATGGCCTTGGTGGATTTTTCCGAAAATTGAAATCCTTACATAGCCCTGCGTGTTTATATAACCCATCACGGTTCCGGCCTTCCAGCGCGCAAATTTAGCGCCAAACTGATTTTGGCCGCGGCTTATTCTTCTGGTAAAAACTCCAGTAGACTGGTCATACGAAACAAATTCTTTTAGCTTTTCTTGATTTAGCATTTGGTACCTTCAGTCAAAGGCAGTCGAGAGGAATAGCGGAGGCCATTGACTAGATGGTTTTCAGGTTGCATCCCTATCCGCTATCCTGAGCATATCGACAACCAAGACAGCAGGCAATGCCTGTAAAGGAAGTGACTTACGTGTGCTCCAGCCCTTATACCAATCGCAATCGGCGCAGGCGTCGGCCTAATGCAAGGCATGGGCAAAAAGGCCGAGGCCAATGCTCAGGCCGACCAGTTGCGCCAGAACGCGCTATTTCTGCGCCAGTCTGCCGCCGACGCAGAGTCTCGCGGCCGGCACGAGGCCGACTGGCAGCGCAATGAGACTCAGCAGCTAATCGGAACCCAGCGCACGACACAGGCAGCATCGGGCGGCGTGGTTGACGAAGGAAGCAACGCACTGATACAGCAGGACACTGCGCAGCTTGGCGAGCTTGACGCCCTAACGATCAGCAACAACGCAGCCCGCGAGGCATACGGCTACAACGTCGAGGCGACCAGCAACATTAAAAACTCCATAAAGGCAAAAGCCGCAGGGAAAAATGCGGTTATCTCGTCCGTAGTTGGTGGCGCGCTCGGTGGCATGGGTGGTGGTGGCGGTGGCATGGGTGGCTTATTTGGTGGCGGCGCTGGCGCTGGCACAAAATCAGCGCTCGCAACTAACACTACGCGGCTAAACAGCAATCAAGGTTACGCATAAGGGGTCAAACATGGCTGTCCAGATTCCAACGCTTACAGGCCCACAGGTTCGCAGCCGCGCAATTGGCACGCCGCAGATACAGGTAGCTCCAGAGTCGAACCTGCTCTCGGATATAGCCGCGCCGCTTGGCAATGCAGCACAACGCATATTCCAGAAGTCGCAAGATGATGCAGACACAACAGCGCTGATCGAGGCAGAGTCAAAGCTAAGCAACTGGAAGCTAAACACGATGTTTGCGCCAGAGGGCGGCGTTTACAGTACTAAAGGCAAGAACGCACTAGACATTACCAATCAGACCATTCCAAAGTTTGACGCCGAGGCCGACGCCATTGGTAACACGCTTACCAGTGAGCGCCAGCGCGCACGATGGGCACAGATCACGTCAAATCAGCGCACCAGCCTTAACTCAGAACTCAACCGTTACGAGTTCGGCGAGCGTCAGACTTACTACGACCAAACTGATATGGCATCGCTGGCATCGGCGCAGGCCGGCGCGACCGCCTACTATAATGACCCCGGACAAGTCGCCTACTACCAGAACAAAGCAACTGCCGTGATTGCCTCGCAGGGCCAGCGCAAAGGACTGCCGCCAGAGGCTATCGCGCTCGAAGTGCAAAAGTTCAACAGCAGCACCGCAACCACCGTTATAAACCGCATGATGCTGGACGACCCGACCAAGGCTGCCGAGTATTTTGCAGGCGCTCGCGGCTACATGACGCCAGAAGATCAATTTAAAGTTTCCGAAGCCCTGCAGCCGTCACTAAGCAAGCAGTACGCCAGCGACCTTTTCACCGCGGTGCGCAACGGCAAGACCGGCGCGGCAATGTACTGGGGCGCACAAGTTCAGGCTGAATCGAGCGGGCAGCAATTCGATGCAGCAGGTAAGCCGCTAACATCCAGCGCTGGCGCCATTGGTATCGCGCAGATCATGCCCGAGACTGGACCGGAGGCCGCAAAGCTGGCCGGCATGGAGTGGGACGAGGAACGATTTAAGAGCGATCCCGAGTACAACGCCGAGCTTGGCAAGGCTTACAGCAACATGCTGTTCAAGCGATACAACAACGACCCCGTGCTGGCCCTGTCCGCCTACAACGCAGGCATGGGCAACGTAGACAACGCCATCGCCAAAGCAGGTGATCCGCGTAAAACTGGCGACTACAACGCCTTTATCAATGCGTTGCCAAAGCCAGAGGAAACCGGCCCCTACGTTGAGAAAATAATCGCCAAGAGCCAGCCAACCAAGTCGGAGGAATACGCGCAGCTATTGGAAATTGGCCAGAGCATTCCCGACCAGACGACGCGCAAGTATTACGAAGCGGACGTACAGGACTGGAAGCGCGCACAGGACGCCGCCAGTGTTGCGCGCTTTGACGAGGCGTCTAGCATTGTCGCAGAACAAGGCATGGCCCGAGTGCCGCCTCAGATACTGGTAGGGCTGCCGGCTGACGAGATCAAGAAACTTGAGGAACAAGACCGCCGTCGGCGCGAAGGCGTTGAACCTGTCACGAATTACAAAAAACTGGAAGAATTCCAGCGCATGCCATCGGCGCAACTTGCCGCGCTATCGCTTGAGCGTGACATTCGACCCCATCTGGACAACACGGATTTTGGCTCTGTTAAGTCGATGTTCAACAGCGCATTGAAGGGTGACGAAACCACACAGAAAGCCATCACCGCCGAAAACAACGCCGTAAAATCGGTAATGAACCTGGCCGGCGTGAAGTTTGGCACATCAGCCGACGCCCAGTCACCCGCCAACATGCAGAAGCGCGCCCAGTTCGATCAGGCCTACAAGCAACTGCGCGCGGCATTCGTGCAGAAGAACGGCACCGACCCAACCCCTGACGAGGCGCAGAAGATCGCCGAGCAGTTGCTGGTCGAGGTTCGCCTGGCCAAGACAGGATTGTTTAGCGACAACCTAGTTCCGGCATGGATGGTCAAGCCAGAGCAGAAGTCGAGCGCATACATCCGCCCAAGCGATATTGATCTTGACGAGCTAAGTCCGAACGAACGACAAGCCGCTTTTGATAGACTGCAGCAAGACGGCTTGCCGGTCACTGACGACACCATGACCGAGGCCTACCTGCAAATTCTGAAGGCCCGCGGCCTGGAGATTAACCGCAAATGAAAATCGACCTCCCCGCTGAAGTGAATGCCGAGATCCAGACGAACCTAAAAGCGCAAGACGCCGCCGAGATCCAGGCAGAAATTGACAGCCAGCGGCAGGTCAACTTTAAAAGTTCGATGACCGTGGCCGCCGGGTTTGAGCCGGCGCGCTACGCCGAGGCCGTACAGCTTGAGCGAGCCAGTGGCGTGCCGGCAAAGGTCGCGTATGACAATTGGGACAAGGTTCAGCAGGTCAAGCAAGAGGACAAACTGGCAGGCTTGTTCGCCACCGCCCCGCGCACCGCCGGCGCACTCAGCGACCCGCAAAACGCCATCATCGCCAAGGGTGACGAGGACAATTTGCAGTACATGGAGCGCGCTGTAGAGCGCGCCACCTTCGAGCAGAATGTTAGTTTTTGGGATGCCACCTTTGAGAAGTGGTCCAAGCGTACCGACGTAAGCAAGGACGTCGGCCGCCAGCGCCAGCTTGACCGTATCACTGCGGACTTTGATCGAGTCGAGGCCGGCGAAGAATTTAGCTCCCCGTTTGCCAATGACTATCGCGCAGCAGACCCGGCCGCCCGCAAGGTCATGCGCGACAACCTGTCGCTGCAAAAGAACTTATCCACAGAGAAGGCGCGCACGGCCAGCCTAGGTTTAAGCGAGTTGCCTGTCGATCCGGGTGATGTTGCATTCGAGCAGGCCGAAGGCGTGACCGGCGTGGCCAGCACGATCATCGAAGAACCAATATGGGCAGCGCGCAAGATAGGCGAAAGCCTGCCCGACATGGCTCAAGGCCTTGTGCTCGGCATGATTAACCCGATATTCGGCGGCCTGTCCGAAGGCGTCACAGCATCCAACTACAAGCTGACCGAGCTACTGCAAGAGCGCGGCATTGACTCAAGCGACCCGGTCCAGATGATGCGGGCGATGCGTGATGATGAGTTGATGGGCGAAGCTAACGCCCGCGCCGCCCGCTATGGTGCCGGCATCGGTATTGTGTCGACCCTTTCGTTTGGCTTGCTGGGCAAGGTCATGGCGCCGACTGCCATCGGCGGCAAGGCATTGACCGCCGGCCAGCGCGAACTGATCAGTGCAGGCGTGCAGATGCCAGTGCAGGGCGCTCTGGAGGCTGCAGGCGAAGCCACTGGCCAGCTTGCTGAGCGCGGCCGCGCCAGCGACCTCGACAGCAAAGAGATCGCACTAGAGGGGTTCTTGGGCGCGCTGATGGCAGTGCCAGAGGCCGGCGGCTTTGCCGGTAAGCGCTTTATGCAGCACATGGCCCAGGCCCGCCGCACCGAGCGCGCCGCCACGCTGCAGACGGATCTGGTCGGCAAGTCTTTGGAATCGAGCACCCGCAAGAACGACCCGGCAACCTTTGACGCCATAGTCAGCGCTCAACTGGCTGGCAAGCCAAACGAGTGGCTTGAGATCCCTGCCGCAAAGCTGCAGGAGCTTAACCAATCCGGCCAGGTAAACGTGCCCGAGCTGCTGGAGCAGATCAACGTCGACCCGAACCATTACGCCGCACAGGTTGAACTCGGCGGCACCGTGCGCATGAAAAACAGCAGTTACCTGGCCTATCTGGCCGAGTACGACGAACAGCTCAGCAGCAGCGTGCGGTTTTCCACCAACGACATGAGCCTGGAAGAAGTGCAGGCCATCGACAAGCAAATGCTCGCCGACATGGAGCAGGTGGCGCAGAACTTCGGCAAGACCGATCAGGTGGCCGCGGCCTATTCCGACGTGATGGGCCAGTTGCTTGGAGCCGGCTACGAGCGCAGCGCTGCCGATACCACCGCCCGCCAATATTCCGCAGTGATGACGCGCCTGGCCGAGCAGACCGGCCAGACCGTCGAGGACGTGATGGCCGCCAACCCGCTGAACATCGGCCGTGATCTTCCACCGACCGTGCGCCGGATCAAGGGCGACGAGATCAGCCTGATGCTTGGCCGCTTGCGTGCCGGCGATGTGCCGCGCCCGGCCGATATGTTCGGCAAGTCGCTGACCGAGTACCTGACCGCATCCGGTGGGCTGGATGATACCGGCGGCGAGCTGGCTGCATTCGATGCTGACGTGGGCAAGGTCGGCCGCAACCGCTTGGCCCGTGCCGGCGGCAAGTCGCTTGATGATGCCGCGATGGCGGCGTGGGAGCGCGGCTACTTCCCAGGCATGGCACGCGAGGACGTGACGCCTAACATGCTGATCGATGCCCTGCGCGAAGAGGCAGCCGGCACGCCACGATTCAGCGTCGAGCAGGAGAACGCCGCCCTACGCGACCAGGCGGCCAACCTTGATGCGCTGCAGGCATATCTGGACGAGCAAGGAATTGATCTGGAAACTGCCACCGACGAGGAAGTGCTGGCGCTGCTACGGCCAGGCCAGCCGACCGACACCAGCCTGGAGCAGTTCGCTGGGCCTACCGCCTGGAGTGCAGACGTTCCAGCGCTTGAAGAAGCGCAGGCACGCATTGCAGCAGGCGATAACTCCGAGCAAGTACGCCAGGCGACAGGCTGGTTTATTGGCGTGGATGGTCGCTGGCGCTTCGAGATTGACGACAGCGATGCACGATTCAGAGGCTACGACGCGGAAACCGACACCGAAGAAGTGACCACCACCAATCCAGAGGCCTTTATGGACTGGATCGAGGAAGCCACGGCCAGAGAAAAAGGAATCCCTCTTTCCCAGGCGCTGCACCATCCTGCGCTGTTTGCAGCATATCCAGAGCTTGCCGGCGTTCGCCTTAAAGTAGACCCGACCCGTACTGCCGGCGGCTACTTTGCAAGCATGCCAGGCCGCGGCCTGTCTGGCTCCATCATCGTTATAGGCGACCCATACGGCTATTCATCCGAAGTGGTCAAACCTATTGACGTGCTGATGCACGAAGTACAACACGCCATCCAGATGCGCGAAGGCTTTGCGCCAGGTGGATCGCCCGACATCCTGCGCGCCGAGAAGGACCAGGCAAAGGCAGACTTGAAGTATTGGGGCTCAGTTTCAGCACTTCGCCGCCAGGCTGACGCATACGACGGCGACTATGCCCGCGCCCGCCAGGAACTAGAGGACATTTTTGAAGAGGAATACACCGATCAGCAGGTGCTCGAAGCGCAACAGGCAGAAAGCGCTGAAGCGCTTGCAAACCGAGCAGAAGCCGCTGAGCAGGTAATGCGCGAGATTGGAAACCCAGTGTCGACATACAACCGACTTGCTGGAGAGATCGAGGCCCGCAACACAGAGGCGCGCCGCGAAATGACCGCAGCGGAGCGACTGGTTGCCTCACCAGAGCAAACTGCAGACATCCCTGCAGACCGTGCCGTGATCCGTTGGAACGGCACCGAAATGATATCGCCAGCCGTCAACGCCCAGGCGGGCGGCCAGACAACGCTCAACCAGGCAGCCAACCCAGAGCTGGCCCGCGCCATGGCCATGAGCGAGGATGAATACATTGCGGCCGTGAACCCGGAGAACAAGCGCAGCGACGAGGCAGATATTGTGATCGTCCGCACTGGCGACCTCGACATGCCGCGCGATGCACGACCAGCAGCAGGCTTCAAGGACAAAACCGGCGCCGACGTGCAGGTATTTGTCGACGGAAACGGCAGCATTTACGCGCAGCAAGATGGCGAAGTCATTGGCCAGATCGAGAACCGCGACGGCGAAACACTGAATATTGTGACCGTCGAGGCGCAAGGCAAGGGCATCGGGCAAGGCTTGGCCGCTGAGCTTATCCGACGCCAGCCATTCGCCCCGGCTGGCAGCTTCTCGCCAGCAGGCGAAGCCACCCGCCGCGCAGCATTCCGCCAGGTAAAGGCAGAGCAGCGCACGACGCTGAACCAGTCGCAGCTTGGTGCAGCGCAGACCGAAACCGAGGCGTTCAAGAAGTGGTTTGGCGATAGCAAGGTCGTGGACGCCGATGGTAAGCCGCTGGTGGTTTATCACGGCACAGACCAGTCCTTCGATTCGTTTGCCAGTGAAAAGCTGGGCGCTGCCACCGGAGCGCAGAGTGCCGGGCAAGGGTTTTTCTTCGTGGCGCGGCCGGACGTTGCTGTAAGTTATGCGAACTATGCAGCGCTGGATGCACCTGTGCGGCGCGAGCTTGCCATGTCAGATAAGGCCGAGGCCGCTGGTGATTGGGATGCCTACGATGCGGCCATTGCTAGCGCTGAGGAGCTGGAGTCTGAAATAGGCCAAGAGGCTCGCCGTGGTCAAAATGTAATCCCGGTTTATTTATCCATTAAAAACCCTGCGGTTATGGATGCGGGAGGCGAGCTATTCACTAGCCTGCAGGATGAAATAAACGCCTTTATTAAGAAGGCCAAGCGTGCTGGCAATGACGGCGTGATAATTAATAATCTTGATGACGACCCGCGTTTTTCTGACCGTGTTGGCGATCATTATATTACCTTCAAGCCTGAGCAAATTAAGAGCGCAGTAGGCAACAGCGGCACGTTCGACCCTGCCAGCGCAAACATTCTGGAGCAAGCCGGCGAAGAAGATGCGCGCGGATCGATTACCTTTGGCCCGCGCCAAGACGGCGTGCGCCGCTTCGACATCAAGCTGGGCAAGAAGTCTGACCTGTCCACCGTGCTGCACGAAATGGGGCACTACTACCTTGAAGTTATCGGCGATCTGGTGCATGGCGGCAAGGCCAACGAAACACTGGCTGCCGACTACGGCGTGATCCGTGACTGGCTGGGTGCCGAGGCAGACAAGCCGCTGACCGTCGACCAGCACGAACAGTTCGCCAGAGGCTTCGAGAAGTACCTGGCCACCGGAAAAGCCCCAAGCATCGAGCTTCAAGACGCCTTTGCGCGCTTCAAGCGCTGGCTTGTGGGTGTTTACAAGGATCTGGCCCGCCTTAATGTTGAGCTTAGCCCGCAAGTGCGCGGCGTATTTGACCGCTTACTGGCCAGCGAGCAGGCAATCACCGAGGCCGAGCAGGCGCTTGCACTGACTGAGCAGTACGAGGCCCGCATCACCGAACTGATGAACCCGGACGAGAAGGCCAACTATTTGCGCGCCAGCCGCCAGGCCCGCGAGGATGCCACCAGCGAGATCGAACAGGAGATTCTAAAGGCCGAAAAGCAGAAGGATCAGGCTTGGTACAAGGAGCAGCGCCGCAAGGTCGAGAAGGAAGTCCGCGACGAACTGGAAGCAAGCCAGCCATATCAGGCCCGCAAGTACCTGTTTGGCAACACGCCACACCCTGACATCGGCCGCGTCCTGCGCCTAGACACTGCCGCCGTCACCGAGCTATTTGGCACCAAGAGCAAGGAGGCCCGTTTTCTTGGTCGTGCCAGGGCACGGGAGAATGGCGTACACCCGGAAATCGCCGCCAGCATCCTAGGTTATCCGAACCCGGTTGAAATGCTGACCGATATGCGCGCCGTGCCGAGCCTGGCCGAAGCCGTCAAGCTGGAAACAGAGCGCCGCATGGCCGAGCGTTATCCAGATCCGCGCAAGGATGGCACCCTGGCAGACAAGGCCATGGCTGCAGTTGGCGAGCGCGAGGCAGAAGTGCAGGCCATCCAGTTGCGCACCCTGGCCCGCCAGGCAGGCCGAGCACCGTCGCAGCACAAGATCATCAAGGAAGCCGCGCGCCGGCACATTGCCAGCCTGAAGCTGCGCGACGTGATCCCGCACGCATTCCGCCGCGCCAGCGAGAAGGCCGCCCGCGCCGTCGAGGACGCATTGATCAAGGGCGACATGCCCAAGGCCTACGAGGAAAAGGAAAAGCAGCTCATGAACCTGCACCTTTTCCGCGAAGCCGTGAAGGCGCAAGACCTGTCGATTCAGAAGCGCGCCCAGGCCAAGGCCTACACCAAGGCGGGGGCCAAGCGTAAGCGCCTGCAGGACGCCAGCGTCGAGAATTACGAACTGGCCTACCCTGACGGCCGCATCGAGTACGCGGCCACCAAAACAGCGGCCAAGCAGGCCGAGGCCGAAGGCGCCACCGTCACGCCGCTGTTCAATTTCCTTGAGCAAGTCGACGCCATCCTGACCCGCTACGAGTTCAGCATTCCGCGCAAGATCATCCGCCAGCAGCGTGAGGCACTTGTCACGTTCTTGGCATCGATGGCCGATCAGCACATTGTCGTTAATCCGCCAGAGTGGATTTTGCTGGACCGCTCGCAGCGCACCAACTGGAGCGAACTGACCATTGATGAATTGGTCGACGCCGTGGACATGATCAAGCAGATCGACCAGATGGCTAAAAACAAGCTGCAGGTACTCAAGGCCGGCAAGTGGGAGGACTTCGAGCCAATCCGCCAGGCTATCGTCAGCACCATCGAGCTAAACGCATCGGCGGCCCGGTCCAGCCAGTTTAATAAATCCTTTGCCGACGACATACGCCGCTGGGGGCGCGAGTGGCTTGGCTTGCTGCCGGTAGATCAGATTGCACGCGAGCTTGACGGGCAGGACGATCTAGGCGCCGTGCAGGAGAACATCACCACGCCGGTGCAGGTGGCAGCACGCCAAGCACTGATCCGCGAGAAGGCAGAGCACCAAGAACTTGCCGACCTGATCAAGCAGTTTTACAGCGACGATCAGCTCAAGGGCATGAATGACGTAAGCAAGCGCGTGGCCGTCGCCGAGATCAACGACAGCCTGACCAAGATGCAGATGCTTATGCTGATGGCCAACCTGGGCAACGAGGGCAACCGCACGGCGCTGATGAGCGAGCAGCGTGGTGTCTGGAGCGCCGAGACAATACAGGCCGTTATGGCACGCCTAGACAGCAACGATGCCGACTTTGTCGAAGCGCTATGGGCTTGGGTCGATAAGTTTTGGGGCGAAGTGTCGGAGAACGAAGCGAAGCGTACAGGCGTGGCCCCGGCCAAGGTCCAGAACGACCCTTACCCGGTAAAACTGGCCGATGGCAAGGTGCGCGTGCTCAAGGGTGGTTACTTCCCGCTGAAGTACGACGGAGACCTGAGCATCAAGACCAGCCAGGACGACGTAGCCAACGCCTTCAAGAACATGACCGCCGGCCGCACCAGCAAGGCATACACACCAGAAGGCCACAAGATTACCCGCGTAGGATCTGGCGGCCGCCCTGTCAAGCTGGACTTTTCCGTCGTGCTCGGCCACGTCAACGAAGTAGTGCGCGACATTGTGATGACCGACCCGGTTAACCAATCATGGCGCTATCTGCACGACAGCGAGATTCAGGGAGCCTTTGAGCAAAGCAACCTGAAGGAGATATTTACGGCGCTGGAAATCTGGCTGCAGGACACTGCCGAGGGCGAAAAGGTCGATACTGGCTACATGACATCATCGGCCCGCTGGCTGCGCGTAGGCTTCACCGCTAACGTGATGCTGTTCAACCTGGCCAACAGCATGCTGAACCTTGCAGGTACTCACCCGATAGTCGTGCTAGGCAAGCGCTGGGCATTGAACGGCTACCGTGCAGCGACCAAGCCAGCGAACTGGGCGCAGATGTATGAGCTTAGCGAGTACATGCGCGAAGGCCGCGCCGATTCGTACAGCAACGACCTGCAGCTTGTGCAGGACCACATGCGCGGAAAAGGCGGATGGCGCGACGTTATGACCACTGCGGGCTTTTACCTGCACAACAAGACGCAGATGTTTATGGACGCCGTGACGTGGATGGGCGCCTACGAGAAGGGCATGAGCCTGGACCTAGCTGGCCAAGAGCTGATCACCTACGCAGATCAACGTGTTGTCGAGGCAAGCGGATCGGGCGTGTTTGCAGACCGCTCGGCAATGGCGCGCGGCACAGTTAACCGCCAGACCCGCCAGAATGAGATTGTTCGCGGCCTTACCACGCTGGCCGGCTACATGATCCGCAAGATGGCCATTGCACGCCGCCGCACGGGTGAAACCAACTTCAAGGACATCGGGCAGGCTGCTAACTGGGCTGTCGACATGGCGCTGCTATTCACCGTTGAAGGCCTGATGTTCGCGTTCGTTAAGGGGAACACGCCGGACGAGGACGAAGAAGATCAAGCATCCGCATGGGTATCGTCGGCAGCATGGGAAACCTTCGCCAGCATCGGCAGCGGATTGCCACCGTTCGGGCGCCCAGTAGTCTCAGGACTGCGAGGATATGGCAGCGGAAGCACTAGCATCGACATCTTTGCTGGCCAGTTCGGCGATGCAATAGGCCAAGTCAAGCAGGGTGATGCAGACGTGACCGCAGCCAAAGCATTGACGGCCATGATTGGTACAGCAACCAAGACGCCAGGCATCGCCACCAACCGTATAATCGACTGGCTGGACCGATCAAAAGATGGTGAAACTCCGCCATGGTATGAACTGCTCACCGGCAATCGGGACAAGTAACAGGGCCAGGGCGACACATGCCGCCCCTGACGCTTAAACTCAGCGCAGACAATTACACCACTGGAGATCACGCATGACAGTATCAAGCCAAACAAGCACGGCAACTTTCGTCGGCAACGGAGTGGCCACGGTCTTCCCGCTGCCGTTTCGATTCTTCAATAACAGCGATGTTTTCGCCTACTTCATCGATAGCGTCACAGGCGCATCTACGCCGATGGTGCTAGGTATCGACTACTCGCTTAGCGGAGCTGGCGAGCCTGAAGTCGACGGAAACGCCTTGAGCACTTTAACGACTGCCGTGCCACTCGCAAGCATGCGCGGCCTGTACGTAGAGCGCGTTATGCCGCAAGTGCAAGAAACGGACATTGTTAACCAAGGCGAGTTCTTCGCCAGCACGCACGAAGATGTTTTTGACCGGTTGACCATGCTTATTCAGCAGTCTAACGCGAACAGCGAGGGGGCAATTCGCGTGGCTATTGGCGACCCAGAGCCGCGCCGCCTACCGCCAGCAGCGCAACGCATCAATAAATTAATGACCTTTGATGATACCGGAGAGCCATCTACCGAGTTTTACAATCCTGGCGACGCCGCTGGCCTAAGCATATTGCTGGCCGATCAGACTCCAGGCACCGAGGGCGCACGACTTGTCGGATATACCGGGCGAACTGTTTTTGCAAAGCTGAGTGATTACATCAGCGTAGCCGACTACGGTGCTGTGGGTGATGGCGTTACTAACGATACAGCAGCATTTACCGCAGCGCTGGCAACACGTAAAAACGTGTATGTGCCTCAGGGCGTTTTTCTTATAACTGACAGACTTGTTGTAAATCCCGGACAAACTCTTTACGGGGCTGGTCGGCAAGTATCCACAATAAAAGTCAATGCAACATTTAACATGGCAGCAAACTCGATTATCCGGCTCGCAATTCCCGGTGAGGAAGTTACGCGGCTCATGGACATTGAAATACTCTGCTACCAAGACCCAAGCACGCCAAACCGAGCTGCGCTTATTGCATACCCGCCAGCCGTCTATGCGGATAACTGCTCACGGTTTGAGATTGACAAGGTTCGCATTGCAGGTGCCATAGACGGAATAATCGCCACAGGCAACTGTGGTGGTGCTTTTATTGGGCGATTAGAGGTAGGTTGTTTCGGAACCGGCTTGAAGTTCGATGGCGCATTAGACTTTGTTCGGATCGAGTCTTATCACTTCTGGCCGTTCGCATATCCAAGCGGTAACCTTGTTACCATCTACGAGGACGGAACTACAGTAGCTGCCGAGTTTGGGCACGTAGACGGATTGAACATCGGATCACTGACCACCTACAAGGGCCGCGTCAAGTTCACCTCAAGCAATCTTACGCCTATTGGTGCAGCACTTCCAGCGTGCATCGCTAATCTGCAACTAGATGGCGAGGGTGCAATTTACGAGCACACTGGCGGTAATGGCGTACAAGTAGCCTGCTGTTACAGCACCAAGGATAGCAGCCCTACTGCTACGCTGATAGTGACCAATGGTCGTGCTGAGTTTGGCTTCTTTGATTTGAACGCCGCCAACACCGTCACTCCGATTCTGGTAAACGGTGGTCAGCTCTACATCAACGGCGGAAAGCTGCGTAATCTATTGGTCGCCGGAAAGCTAGCAGAAGTCACAAGCGGAACGTTGTCTATTCGCAACTCTTGGTTTGATGTCCCTAACAACACCCGTACAGTGCCATACGTCGAGCAAAGCGGAACAGGTATTCTGCACGTCACAAGCTGCACAACTACGCGCCATCCGGGAATCAGTGGGCCGTTAGTCAAGATTGGCGCAGACCTCGCAGGCCACACCATAATCGGCAATAGCTTTCTCGGCTTTACGCTTGATATTGCAACAGACTCGTTGCTTGGTGCGTATGGGCCTAACCGCTGTAAGTCGTCGAGCTTTACGCCAATTGTTGAATTTGCCACAAACGGGGACTTTAACCCGACTTACGCAGTGCAGCAGGGAAAGTACTGGTACACAGAAAACGGTATTGCATTCGATTTAAGAGTTGAGTTCAGTACTAACGCCTACAGCACGTCGTCAGGCGGCTTTAGAGTTTCTGGAATGCCAGTTCCTCTTACGAACGACTTTGATTTCGGTGCCATAACGATAGGGCTGCAAAGTAATTTCACTCTGACTGGTGGCTTTACCAGTATGCAGGCTGTTTCTGGAGTCACAAGCCAGGGAATCCTGCTTAGGCAAGCAGGGTCAACTCAGACGTCTAACGCGCTATTCAATGCGAACGTACCCGCAAGCACGGCTGGTTTCCAGCTAACGCTAAGCGGTGAGATAAATACGCAATTATAATGAGAAAGGCCCGCGCAATGCGGGCCTTATTCGTTTCGATTTAATCCGTATTATGTAATCGCTCTAGCCGCCTTCTTAAATCCTCAGCGGTGCGCTTTGCGTAGTCGCCTATGTCAGGCCTGTCCAGCTTGTCGGGCTCCATGGCTTGCTCTGTATAGCCAAAACGCTTGGCGCGGGATTTGGCGCATCGAAGCCAGCCGCACCACATGGCGTGAGCCGTTGGGCTCATATACACACCATCTAAATCCGGCTCAAGAGTCGTTCTAAACCCTTCTTCTAACATCGCAGCCTCAAACGCCGCCCGCTCCACCACCTCATCAAACGCATGGCTTGCTAGGTGGTCGGGGTATCGGACTACTCGTCCATCGGCTGCGGACTTTAGGTAACCGCCGTCTATGTCGCCAAGTGCGTTATATCGCTTAATCCCGCTCATTTGCTCTCTCCCGGTGTAGGGGATGCCGCGAGCGGCATCCAGTGGGTAACTTCATCACCTGAGCCATCGTCGATCAGCCTGGAGTACCACCCGTCATATTCGGAATGTTCCTTCACGTCATTCCAGCCAGTTGCGGTCGTTGACTCACCGTCGATATCGTCGTTGTACAGCAGGAATGCATTTAGATACCGGGCCGAAAAGACGTAGGACTCGCCGTTGTGCGCACGCTTCACGCAAACGATAACCTCCTGCTCTTCCCCCTCCGGAACTTCAGGCAGCCGATCACTGACTGCAATCCACCCATCCGGCACGACCATTGCGAGATCGTCTTCCATCTGGTCATGTAGCCGGTCGATGTACTCTTGCGGCTGGCAATGCCGGCAGCCGTCGCCAAGCACGCTAATCGACATTGAGCATTTGCATTTAGGTACAGCCATTGCGCTAGCCTGCAAGGCGCTGACGATGCGGGCTTGCCATGCGGCACCTTCGCGAAAACCGGCACGGGCAGCCATGTAGCCGTTTACTCCAGATATCGGGTTTCCATCTTTCTCCCACCCTCTAAACGCTTCGTCGGCAGCGGCTTGGAAAGCAACCCCTTCCACAGCGTCAGGAATATGGGCGGGCGTGGCGAGTTCGGCGCGTAGCCTGGTAATCTCGCCTGTCAGCGCCAGGAACATATCGGCAGACTGGCCAGACTCCAACGCAGCAATCCGCTCACGCAGCCCAGCAACCAAGGCGAGGGCTTCGGAGTGGCGGCAGAGTGGGTAAATGTCGTAGGCCATCTTTGAGTATTCTTCTACGGTATCCTTGGATCGAGTTATTGCGTTAAACGATCCATCATCTTGGTAGTAGACCTCCCAGGCAACCAACTCCAGCCCTTCGTTTTCTAAACGCAATTCATTATCATTCATATCAAAACCCCATTTCGTTACGTTAATGTTATGTTATTACATTGTACACTTGACCATTTGGTCATGTTTTGCAATCGCTTCAAATTCTGCTTCTAACGCATTCCTACTACCTACCCGCTACCATCGCCTAGCCCGAACCTCGAACGCGTCACCAGCGCGCTAATTTCGGCACTCTCGACCTATCGCCTTAACCTCTGCGAGTAGTTCCTGCACGGATTTGGTCGAATGCTTCAAAAGATTGCCGCCATCAGATCCGCCCCTGAGGACTTCGAGGCACTTGCTTTCATCACCGATCAACACAGGTGACGGCGCGTTCTTCCTGTAACCGGCCGTGTTGTTTTCTGCCTCGGCCACTCCGATCATGTGGCGCGGGTAATCAGCGCCAGGACCGCCAGCAATCACATAGGCCCGATAACGACGGGCAAACTCGATGCCTTGAAATTTATAATCGTCTTCGCTTGGCGTGTTGCACAGCTTGATCCAGCCGCCCATTTCATCAAGAACCTTGTGGATTATGGCGTCATCGAAAACGACTGACTGGTATGGGCCTACGCGGCGCACAGCCTTGTCCAGCCTGCTCCATGCCTGCATGCCCTGGTCTTGGCTTGTGCCGTCGATCAGGCGCACAACGTCGGCAGGCTTTGGCGGGAACTGACCGGAGTCTGGATTTTGAACGTGCGCATTCAGGCCGCGCCGAACAGACTCAATGTCAAAGCCAGCCAAGGCGTCAAAAAAAACATCGACAAAGCCAGTAGTGATTGGCTTGCCGTACACGCTCATAACTTTGGCCAGCATAGCCGATAATGCTTCTCGATCTTCATGGCGCATAAATAAATTCTCCCTCGATGATTATTTCGCCCGTGTCGATTGGGCTTTCGCTGCCCCCTCGCTCGCCGGCAACGCGTGCCGCTTCACGTTCGCGGATCTGGCGCACCACGTCGTTGTTTGCGTCTTCGATTTGCTGCTGCCGGTTTACAGGGCCATTACCTCTAGGGACCCGCTCAGCATCCCCTTGGGCGGTCAGCATCCAGTTGCGCCAAGTTGCCGGCCAATCAGCCTTAGTCTTCGCTTCTGCGCGCCAGTAGTTCACAAACTTTTCAGTCTGCAGTTGCAGGCTTACCGCCGGTACTCGTTCGGCTGCCCACTTTCGCATTTCAACCGTGACTAGAAACGGATCGGGAATTTTGGTTTTCCGTGCTGCTGGAGTGACGCGTGGTGAACGGGCCTCCTTCCCCTTCCCTTCCTCTTCCTCTTCCCTTCCCTTCCCTTCCCTTCCCTTCCCTTCCCCTTGTGCATGCACGTGCATGCACATGCGTTGCATGTCGCCAAGCTCTATCCCATCCAGTGCAAGGTCGTCGATAAGCGGCTGCCCTTGCACTGGACGCGCAGAATTACAGGGCCTGCAGAGAGTTCGCAGGTTAGTTAGCGCATGAGTTCCACCCATGCACTGCGGGAATATGTGGTCAATTGTTAGATCGACTATCGAATGGCAGCGCACGCACGCGTTACCGTCTCTAGCAAATACCGTTTCACGCAACGGAGCGGGGATATTCACTCCGCGCGGGACATGCTCTCCTTTTCCCGTGCACGCATGTGCATGCACGTGCATGCACTCGATTACGTCAGGAGGCTCAGGTATTACCGACTTTGCCTCTCTGGAGTTGATTACTTGATGCTTCGACCATGAAGGTATCCAGCCGAACGATTTACCATCACTCTCGTACTTTAGAATAAAGCCGTACCGCTCCAGCGCATCCATTACACGATCGAAATCGATGACATCGAATGGCAGTGCGTCTAGCTTCAAGGCACGCGGCTTCCAGGGGAAACGACCATCCCTGTCGGCAACAGTCCATATCCCAATAAACGCAAGCCGAAGCGGAAAACCCGTTTCTTGCTCAGCCTCAAAAAGCCCTTCGTGCCTGAAAAAATCAGGCTTAATCGTCCTAATTCTGGCCATTATCAGTCCTCGCCTAGCGCCAGGAAGTCGCTGGCCTTCATGTCAAAGATTGCCGCCATCTTTTCGATGGTCTGCGCGTTTGCCTTTTCCTTGTTGGCCAGCTTGTTTACCTGCCGCGACGATATGTCGAGCTGCACCGCTAGCCAGCGCTGGGTTTTATCAGCCTTTACCAGCGCCAGCTTGATGCTCATGCCTATATTCATGCTTACAGCTCCCATTGCTTGAGGTCGCACTATAGCTCCCTCAAATACTAACGGTCAATTAAATAAGTTCTATTTATCGCTTGACGTCAAAACGCCCACGGCCTAAAGTTAGTCCTGTCGCGGCACTTCGCCACGACACAGCCCCGACTAGACACCGGGGTGCTTGTTGTAAAGGTCTTGAGAGGACCAACGGCTTAGCCTGCTGACATGAGTCACCCGCTAAGCAGCCGGAAACGTAACCGGCACTAATTAAAACGGGAGCAACACTATGAACACCGAAGCTAAAATCCTGATTTGCGACGGCCTGGCTGCAAGCGACAGCCGCACCGTCGAAGCGTTTAATGAGTACCTGTCTGACGAACTGTGCCGCATGCCAGTGATCGAGCTGCTGACCGCCATCGAGGAAATGCCGCTGATCGAGTGGAATGCAATGCTCGCCGCGATGAACGCCAGCACCAGCAAGGCCATGAAAGAGCTTTGCTTTTCGCTTGAGGAAAAGCGCGCCGCTTTCATCGAGCACCAGGCCAAGGCCATGACCCGCGAAGCCGGCGCCATCGCCGAAGTTCAGGCCGAAATGCTGCTGGAGCAAAACCAATGACCGCCGCCCCTGTTATGTCGATCACCGACGAGCTGATTACGGAGCTTGAATATACCGCCTCCCAAAATCACGCGTATGTTCCGGTTAATCCGCCCGCAATGCGCGCCCTGCTCGCTGAGCGCGCCGAACTGGTCAGGGATCGCGAGCGGCTTGATTGGCTGGTAAAAGAGGAGGCGTTTCTGGCCGAGATATATTGCAGTTCTGGCGGAACGATGTTTGCTCTTTGCTGGCCGAATCTTAGCTCGTGGCAGGCCGATCATTTCAACTCTCCACGCGAGGCCATCGACGCCGCTTTGCAGGCCGCCCAATGAGCCGCGCCATCGACATCATCAAGGCGTCAAACGACCAGATATCCAAGGCCGGCGCACCGGACATCCTGCGCGCACGCTTTGCCGGTGAGATCGACTTCGCCTACAAGTTCGGCCTGATCAGCTTCGCCGAACGCGACCAGATGCTTTCGATGCAGGCCACGACCTGCAAGGATCGCCGAGAAACGCTGAAGGCCACCAAGCTGAAGCGGCTGGGGATCTCGCAATGACCGAATTAGAAATAATGCTTCTGCAGGCGCTCAAGACTGCACGCGATGCACTGGATCTGATTGGCGAGGTGAAAGGTCCAGGGATAAAGTTCACCGCCCGCGAAACCATGCCAAGCGTTTTTAGCGTCATCGACATGGCCATCAAGGCCACTGAGCCGAAAGAAACGCCTAACCCTGAGTGCTGGTTTTGCGAAGGTACTGGCAAATATCGGGGTTTGCCTTGTTTAATTTGTACGGAGCCAGGCCAATGATCAGCGAGCGCGCCCGCGTTAAGTTTTGGGAAGGTCTGGCCACGTTTGTGGTGCTGGCCATTGTGATGGTCGGCCTGTACGGGCTGGCCGATTTAGTAACTGCGCGAGGTATGTAATGACCGCGCTCACCGCGAAAGACCGCAAGAAAGAGCAGCGCAAGCGCGAGAAAGAGGCGCTGGCCAAGCACGGCGGCCGGCGCATTGCGTTCATCGTTTACGGCTCAACAGACGAAAAGCTCAAGGCCATTTGCGAAAAGCATGGCTTCACCGGCAAGCAGAAAACCGGCGAGGCTTTGACCTTTTTAATCGAAAGCAGTGTATTGTGACTTGTCACATAATCAGGTATTGGTTATTGTGATGCCTTGCAATCAATAACGGGGAAGATCGAAATGAGCGCCGTAAAAATCCGCGCATCAAGCTGGGGAAGGCTGTTTGACTGCGCCTTTTCGTGGGAAGGCACCAACCTGCTAGGCATGCACAGCCCAAGCAGTCCACGCGCCTTGCTTGGAACTGCCATACACGCCGGCACAGCAGCGTTTGACACCGCTCGCATGATGCACACTCCAATCAGCGTTTATGACGCCGCTAGCGTGCTTGTCGACCAGCTCCAGAACCCGCGCGAAGAAGTGCGCTGGGCTGGATGTGACTTGACTGCGCGTGACGCCGAAGCCATCGGCATTAAGCTGCTTAATCGCTACTGCCTTGAATGGTCGCCTCGGTTCAACTTCAAGGCCGTCGAGCTGACCACTAAGGCGCTGGTTATCGATTGCGGAGGCGGTACGATCATCGAGCTAACCGGAACGCTGGACCGTGCGCGCTTTGCTTCCTACGGCAACGGCGCAGGCATCAAAGACTTGAAGTCGGGCATGCGCTCAGTAACCAAAGGCCAAGCAGTAACCAAAGGCCATGGTGCGCAGATTGGCACCTACGAAATCCTGTACGAACACACGACCGGGGAACCGATCACCGAGGACGCCGAGATTATCGCGCTGGCCACGTCAGGCAAGGGCGAGATTGCCACCGGCACAATCAGCGGCGCCAAGGAGATGATGCTAGGCGACGAGCAGCATAAAGGACTTATCCAAATCGGGGCCGACATGCTGCGCACCGGTTTATTTCCACCAAACCCACAAAGCCGGATATGCGACCAGCGCTATTGCGCTCGCTTTAATTCCTGCCCATACCACCTGTAAGGAGCAACACCATGACCGAACCAACCACCCTAGCCCAACTGCAACAGGGCGCAGTAGCACCACGCAACGATGCCCCGATGTCGCTTACCACTGGCGCAGGCTTTGACCAGCTCCAGCGCGTAGCCAAGGCGCTTTGCGCGTCAACTCTGGTGCCGGCACAGTACCGAGCATTTACCGAAGTTAAGAGCTACGGCAAAGTTACTGGCCGCGTCCCAAACCCTGCCGGCCTGCCAAATTGCGTGGTCGCGCTGAACATGGCCACCCGTATGGGCGCCGACCCGCTGCTAGTGATGCAAAATCTTTATGTGATCGAAGGCCGCCCGAGCTGGTCAAGCCAGTTCATCATCGCCGCCATCAACCATTGCGGCCGCTTCAGCCCGCTGCGCTTTGAGATTAGCGAGCCAGGCAAAGAAACCGAAGTCACCTATCAGGCAACCGTCTGGAAGGTCGACAAAAAGACCGAGGAAACCCGCAAGATCAAGGTGCGCCACCAGACCTGCCGCGCCTGGGTGATCGAGAAGGAAACCGGCGACCGCTTGGACGGCCCGACCGTAAGTATTCAGATGGCCATCGATGAAGGCTGGCTAACCAAGAACGGCAGCAAGTGGCAGACCATGCCCGACCTGATGCTGCGCTACCGTGCCGCCAGCTTCCTTGGGCGCCTGTATGCGCCAGAGCTGCTAATGGGCCTGCAGTCGCAGGAAGAAGCGCAGGACGTTATACAGGCCGAGCGCGACGTAACGGGCACCTATGCCGTGGACATGGAGGATCTGCGCAACCGCGAGCCGGTCAAGCCTGAAGTGGCCGATGAAGAAACCGGCGAAATAATCGATCCGGCGCTTGACGGAGAAGCCGACAGCGATAATACTGCGAACACGAACAAAGAAGTTCGCACAGAAGAACCTAACACTGCCGACGACTTCGGCTCGATGGAGTAAAAAATGCAAGCCAAGACCAACGCAATCGAAGCATTCAACGGCCGCCCTCGGTTTATTGCTGCGCTGGTCATGGCTGAACTTAACGCCCGCACGAGCTGGGAGTGCGAATTTACAAACGACATCCGAGCCAAGTTTGAGAAGTACGAAGCCAGCACTGCGCTGACGGCCTTGCAGATCCGGCAAGTCCGCCAGCTCGCCGCCAAGCACTAACTGGGATTTTATGGACAACTACAGCGCCGCCCTTGAGTGGGCAAAGACTGCCGACGAGATAACCGCCCGAGCCATGCGACTTAATGCGCCGGGCATCAACCGCGAAGAAGCTAGCGCCCTGATCCTCAAGCTGCAGGAAAATGGCATAATTAGCGCGCCTAATGACGAAGGCCGCCGCACACTTTTGCAGTCTGAATAACACCACCAAAAACGGGGAAACACATGAAAATTGTATCAATCGAAATCGACAACATCCTTGGCCTGCAGCGCGCTAGCATTGCCTGCACTGCGCCGATCACCCTTATTGCCGGAGGTAACGAAGCCGGTAAGTCTTCGCTCTGTGACGCAATCAGCATGGCCCTCACTGGCAAGCCGCGCCGCGTGAACCTGAAGAAAGACTTGGCTCAACTGGTCAACGACACCGCCGGAGCCAAGAAAGGCCGCGTTACACTGGTTGGTGAAGGCGACGAATTGCTCGGCCAGTTCAAGCTGCCGAAGGGAGAGCACGAACTTGCCGCAAGCCTTGAGCAGTTGCCAGGCTACGAGTTCCTTCCGCTTGTGCTCGACGCCGAGGCGTTTAGCGCCATGAGCCACGACGACCGCCGCAAGGCACTGTTCCGCCTTGCTGGATGCAAAGCATCACCCGAGTACATCACCGCCGAGCTAAAGGCTGCAGGCTGTGACACAGAGCTGGCCACGCAGATCATCGCCATTGCACGCAGCGGCTTTAGCGCTATGAGCGACGAAGCCAAGCAGCGCGCCACCCAAGCAAAAGGCGAATGGAAGGCCACGACCGGCGAAACATGGGGTAGCGACAAGGCAGATGGCTGGGCGGTTGAAGTGCCAGTCGGCCCGAAGGTTACACAGGAAGAAATCAGCGAAGCCGCCCAGGCCGTCGCCAAGATCCAGGCTGACATCGAAAACGGCATGGCGCACAAGGGCAAGCTCGAAGAACAGCAGCGCGCCGCAGACGAGGCCGCCGCACGCAACGCAGCAGCAGCCGATAACGCCGGCAACCTGCCGCGCCTGCAAGCCAAGCTGGCCGCGACCGAGAAGGATCTGGCCGAGTGGACCGCAAAGCTCGCCGATCTGAAAACCAAGCTCGACGCTGACGACACTTACACATGCCCATGCTGCAACAATGATCTAAGCCTTGCAGATGGCCGACTGACCAAGGCGACCGCCGGCCTTTCGCTAGCTGAGCGCAAAGACCTGAAAGAGCGGCACACCACCGCAGCCAACTCGGTCGCAATGTTTGAGCGCACCCGCTTAAACGACCGCAAGGCCGTTGATGCAGCCAGCAGCGCAGTGGTCGAAGACGTTAAAGGCCCAGAGGCCGGCGCACTAGACAAGACGCTCGACGCAATCGACAAGCTGCGCACCAGGCTGGCCACCGCACAGGCCAAGCATTCATCTCTGACTGAGCGCTTTGACTTGATCAATGGCGCACAGGCCACCAACGAGAAAGCTACCGCTGCGCACAATTCAATTGCATCCTGGCTTGCCATCGCTGAGCAGCTTGCACCGGCCGGAATTCCTGCAAAGCTACTGAGCAAGGCGCTTACCCCGGTAAACGACGCACTGGCGCAGATGGCCGCCATTTCAGGCTGGGCAACGCCAATGCTCGACAGCAGCATGACAATCACCTATGGCGGACGCTTGTTCGGCTTGTGCAGTGAGTCTGCCAAATGGCGCTGCAACACCATGCTGACCCTGATGATTGCGCAGCTAAGCGGGATCAAGTTTGCCGTGCTCGACCGCCTCGACGTGCTGGAATTAAGCGCGCGGCCGCAACTGTGCAAGATGGCAGCTATGCTGGTCGACAACAAGGTAATCGACAGCCTGATCATGTGCGGCACCATGAAGGAAGCGCCACGGCTGCCGGCGCACTTCCAGAGCTTGTGGATTGCTGGCGGCGTGGTTACTTCGTAATGAGCGCCGACCTCCTGCGCGAACTGGCCGGGCTTGGTATCTCGACGCGGGAGGCGGCCAAGCGTATTGGCCTGACCTTCTGGAGCTTTCGAGAGCTTCGGGCCTCGCACCCTGAAATCAATTGGCCAATGAGCAACGCCAAGCGCGCCAGCCTTGAAGCTGGCAGACTGCACAAGTGGAATTTACAACGGGGAAAACAACCATGACCGACAACCAGGCAAGCCAGGCAATCACCAGCGATTCACTGGCCATCGCAATGGCCGCCTTTGAGGCGCTAAACGGGCCAGTCGAAACAACGCCAATCTTAGCTGGCGCATGGGCCAAGCATAATTTCATGCTG